CTATTGTTGGATTTGGTGGAACGTGTGTTATAGGTGTAGGTGCACGCCATGTCCCAGTTTCAGGATCAAAATTCTCTTGAACATAAGGATCATTCATCAAAGACTCTTGAAAGGCTCTTTCCTCTTCGTCTCCTGGAGACAATGGTTTTGGTTGTATTTGTATATCTTCAATTGATACCCCTTCAGGAGATGCCGAAACAAATTCTTCATTCATCCAAGGTTCAAAAAATCCTGCTCTCCCTTCCGCTTGCGCTGCTGCTATATTAGCCGCCGCATTACCAATCATTCCTGTATCCCTTAATGCTTCTCCTTTAGGGATTACATCGGAAAGAAAATCTCTTCCCCCTTTAGTTCCTTCCAGTCCGCTTTGCAGTCTTTCTGAAAGTCCTCCGTAGTCCACTACGGGTCTATCTTCCCCGAATGCCGCCTGTCCAGCTGAAGCTGATGTGTCATAGTCAAAAGGATCTTGTCCCAGTGCGTAATTAACCCTGTTTGTTATCTGCGCGTTTTCAAGCGCCGTTCTTGCAATTTTTCGATATTTCTCCGCCTTGTCACCTGACGCAAAACTAGCAAGACGCATGTATTTTTCATAGAACTCCCTGTCAGAGGGGCTCATCATCTCTTTCCGAACTTCGTCGGAATAGGCGTCGTCTAGTATATCTTCATTCTGCAGTGCTCTGGTATTACCTGCAAGGGCTCCACCTAAAAAATCAGCTCCGTGCGCAAAAAGTGGTTTAAATATGTTTTTACCTGTCCTAATAAGTTCGTTAACGACAGGCATCTCAGAAACAATGTCCTTAACATCTTTCCCCATAGTTGACATGTCGCCCAATAGTCCCCTTCTTCCTCTATCCGGAATCTCTTTTTGGGTAGGAACGTCCACGTCAATTGTTTCACGCTCAAAACGAGGGTGAAAGGAGCTTTCTCCAAAAGGCTTATAAGCGCTTTCTTGGGAGTGTCTCCAATCACGTATTTGTTTTCCTCGTCGAGCGATAGATTTTCCTCTAGCGGATTGTTTTTTTAAGTCCGCTTTTCTGTTAGGATCATATCTTGATGTGTATACCATTATGCACCCGGTATAAGTATAATTTTAAGAACCACGAGAACAACGATGACAATGATGCCGGCCTTAATCCAGTCCTTCATTCCCCATTCGTTCCACTCTTTCAGGTGATTCCAAATATCTTTCAATAACTTCATATTTCCCTCCTAGTGTATTGTTGGTTTGTATTGCTCTAGCATTTCTTCCATAATATCGAAACTGTGAACAACAGTTGCGAATACATGCGCGGTGTCCTGCGGACCCAGCGTTTCAATATAGAGATTGCGAGTAACGGCCATAAGTGCGCTTGCAACCAATAACTTGTCGTCATCGGTTTTAATTTCTGCCCTAGCGGTCTTTTCGAAAGCGGTCATCGCTTTACTTATTTTGACTATTTTTTCGTCCATTCATTTTCTCCTTCATTGCTGCAATTCTCTCGGAACTTCGGATTTTTTTGTTTTCACGCAAATCCTCCATGTTCTGTCTAATTTCGTCGATCGTCTGTTTTGTATCCTCTGTTATAGCACCAAAACTTTCCTTGGCAAGTGTTTCTTCCATCTTGCCTTTCATCTTGTCACGTTCAAGATCCATTTTCTCAGCCTCTATGCCAATATCAGCCATAAGCTTGTTATCTTCAACTTCGCCTTTCATTGCCACTTCAGCCGCTTTGAGGTCAATCTCTTGCTGTTTTAATCTTACTAATGGATCTTGTTCCATATTACCAGCTTTTTCTTGTTCCTCTTTGGCCATTTGTTCTACCATGGTTGCTTCCAGTTCAGCAACCTTTGATTCCATTTGAATCTTAAGTTGCTGACTTGCCTGTTCAGCTTGCTGTGCCATCTGTTGATTTTGCTCTGCTTGTTGCATCATTTGATCCACTTGTTGAATTTGTTGTTTCATTTCTTCTTGGACCGCTAATGCAGCCATCAATGCAATATGCTCCATTATATGTGACTCCATCATCGCATATAACTGTGGATTGATTTGAACCATGCGGGTAAACATAAATTCACCATGTGTATCTATATGGGCCTTATGATTCTGATCAGGAAATGCTTTTGGATTCTGTCCTTTCATTGCCAGTGAATTTTCCATCGCTGGACTCATTGGCTGCGGTTGCTCTGGATCCGGTTTCAGTATCCCGTCAATGTTATCCACATCCAACGCCTGATAGACCCTTCTGTATGCCTCACGCAAATTATGTAATGCTGGATTGGCAATCGCCATTTGCAATTGCTGCTGTGCCAACATGACACGCTGTGACATGGAAAAAATATTAGGATTTGAAATAGGTAATATATCAACTCGTTCATCAAAGTCACTTTGCTTGATCATTCGATTTCCGCCCTTAACCATGTAAGGATATTCCGGTGGAAGATACATTTTAATGCAACGCGCCAGTAAATTAAATTCAATTCCTTGTGCGTAGTGCAATCGCTTGTGTATTGCACTCATTACTTTTGTCCCCCTTTCCAAAAGAGCAAGGGTCGTTCCAACTGGATTCTGTTCGTTTCCTTCCCCCATTTTCATGTCAGCGATAGCCGCGAAAGATTTCCCCGCGTCAACACAGAAACCCAGCAAAGCAAACAGAACCTGTGAAGGTTCCTTGTATGGTAATGGTAATAATGATTCTTTTATTGAAGTTCCTGTAACATCCACATCCCTGAATTCGCCAGGCTGCAGTGGCTCGTCATGGTCACGTATACGCATTCCTCGTGCCTTGAAACCTGCCGGAAGGTTCGCGAGTGTACCAGCATCAATTAATTGCCGCAAAACACTTGTTGCCGTTCGCGATAACCCTCCAAGCATATGTATTAGACCAAAGCCGTAAAACCCTAGTCCTGGGAGGAACTTGTAGTGTGTAAAATAATCAACTCTATTTTTTAATTTATCCTGTTCCATCCAGTTTCTTCTAATGGAAAGAATCTTTGTGGAAAACTGGTCAATGGAAATAATATAAGGAAGCTTAATTCCATATTCATCCTCAAACCCTGGAACGTCAGCTGCAACATGCATCTCTAAAATAATATGTTCGTCATCATCCTGCGGAATAATATCGCTTACTCCTTGCAGTTTATCAACTTTCTCCTCTACTTCATTAACAGTATTGACGGATCCTGATGTAATTGCTATGTCCCTGTAAAATGTGCTGACTTGCTGCTTTCTCAATTCATTGGCATCCATTTTTGTAACATGCGTAATTCGATGAGCGTCTTCCAAGGATGAAGCCATGTAATTAACAACACAGTCCTCTCCCGAAATAAATTTGGAAACTGGACGCTGTAATAACGCGTCATAGTATGTTTTCTTGAATGCTGAACCTGCCAAAGGAAGATAAAAAAGAAGCTGATCCATATCCGGGTCATATTCCTTCATCACGTGCATCAATTGGTAGTTCATGTAATCCTTTACTCTCTTTGCCTGTTCCTCCACTTCCGGCGTAATCTCTCCAACTATTTCCGTATTGACTGGGCCACTTGGTGGCAAAAGCTCCTTGTACGCCTGTGCCTGGAACTGCGTTACCGATTCCGCAAGCAACGGATGCACGACTCCTGCCGCACCCTCGAAAGGCTGCGTTCGGTCCTCATACTTGAATCCAAGCATGTCCAAACCTTTTATGTATGTGTCTTCCCAGTCCTTACGGGACACCTTGTCCGATTCATACGCCGCGATGAGCTTATTGGACAATGTCTGAAGATCATTCTCTTCAATGAATTCCGCTAGATTGTCCCCGAACTTAATTTGTGACTGGTCTATTGGAGCGTTGGGATCAAAATTAACGTCGGCCCCTCCGTCAGGAAGTTCCTCGATGTCAACATCCGATTCAAACAGATCGTCTCTTTCTTCTGGAATCTGAACGTCCGTAGCCATTTCATTTCCTCCAACTTCAACGCCGGCATTCGCCAATGCGTCAATCGCTTTTTCTATGGTGCTACTTGGTATGGGTCTTGTTTTTGGTGGCATTATGCTATCCTATCATAAAACGGGAACAACATCAACAAAAGAAGGCCTATAAATGTAACCACCCTCCGCCTTGTACATGTCCACTGATGTTGTAACCGGTTCTTTTTTTAAATTAATTATTGGAATTTTCGCCCATGTATTTCCCTTGCCATCTTTAATGTTTGTGGAGGAAAATTCAAGGTTTAAATTCTTTGCCACGTTCCTCATGGCTGACGGGGCGATATTGTCATAAAATCCGCGGTTTCCTTTTGCGATAGCCTCGTCCGCGCTTACCGCGTAATTCTTCGCCTTTGCCGTGATTATCGCCACACTGTCAA